CCTGCATACCAACAGAACTCATGGCCCCTTGAATGGCCCCGTCTGCCTCTGCGTGTTTGCGAGCCGCCGTTAGCCGCTGCCTTATGCTGTTCTCGGTAACGCCAACGTGACGGGCGATTGCTCTGCCCGACATTCCCTGAAGGTGTAAGCCCCACGCTTCTCTCTGCTTAGGCGTCATTAGACCATAAGTTCGAAGTGAGGCCCGTCAATGAATGGCCTGCGTCCCTGTGATCGACGCAGATCAACATAAGCATTCATGGCTTCTTCCATCGTGCCATCCCAGTCGCGGATGTCATTAATGTGCCACGCTGCACCCCAGCGCACAGGCACACCAACGTCGATAGCTGCCAAGCGAACAGCATCAGCAAGATCATCGTACAGATTTAGCTCCCACGATCCACGCGAACCTATGTAGGCCATCAGATCGACGGCATTACCCTCGATGTGCTTGGACTTCATGGTTTTGCTAGCACCCTTAGCCACCAGCTTGCGCTGTTCCTCGATGGTACGCAGTCCACAGATCACTCCGAAGTCTGTCTTGGTATGACCGATAGCTGCCCTAACAACAGCGACTAGGCGCTCATCGACACCTTCGAGTTTATCAAGGCTGCGCTGTGAGAGTTTGAAAGTCATTTCTTCTTCCTTTCCATGAAGCCTTCAGCAGCCCCAGCACCAAAGTAAAACCCCAAAATAACAATCATACTCCAGCCGATCTGAAAATCTTCGAGTACACGCTGCACCTTGTCGGCGTCAGCCACGCGATCCATCAGGGTAAAGCCAAGAACCATAGCAAAGCACGTCAAGTAAACGCCCGTAAATGAAAACGCAATGACACGCTGCGCCAGTTTGAACGGCGCGTAGGCATTCATAACGTCAACTTTGGCCTTAGTCTTAGCCGCAATCTCTTCTTCAGTTGAGGTGTGAAAGCTGTCAATCAAATCAATTCCCGATTTAATCACGTCTCCAGAACCGAATAGCTTTCCAATTAATCCTGCCATTACCATTTCTCCTGTTTCTTGCCGATGAAATAAAGGCCCACGCCGAGCACACCAATGCCTGATACCAGAACCAAGATACCCACAGTCCACTCAAGAATCGTCTGCTTAATCTCCGCTTTGCGATACAGAGTTTTCTGACGATCCTTGCGCACCTGGGCTTCGATGCGGAGAAGCTCTTCCCACGCCGATTGCCCATACCCGAACTGGATGTATTGCTTAATTTCCGCACGAAGAGCCTCCGCCTGTTTCTTCTTAGCGAAGATGTCCATTGCGCTTGGCCCATTGCCGCCAAACAGAACAGCATACCAAGGCGGATTTTCCGAAGACTTGTGTGCAAAGTCTATGTCGGAGACAGCCCCTGCGAATTTTGCCAAGTCACTAGAGATACCACCAATGTCCTTGCCAAGCTGGATGCCTTTCTTGATTGCCGCTACAGCTGTCTGGGCAGCGGCAAAAGCTGTAATCGGATCAATCATGTTACATCTTCATCAAGACAGCAACTAAGAGTGCAATGATGGAAGCTGTGGCTCCAATCATGATGCCCTCCAGGCGCTTGACGCGGCTGAACAAGTCTTTGAACTGAATCTTCACTTCAGTCTTTATGGCGATGACCTCTTTCTCAAGGCCATCAATACGTTCATGAGCGGATGTTACTGTGCGACGATCCATTCTTAGACACCTTCAGCCTGAGCCGCAGCATATGCAGCCTTAGCTGTGGTAGTGAAGACAGAACCAGCAATAGCTGCAACGTCTGCATCTTCAGCTGTAAGGTCAGCATCAGGTGTCAGCACATGGCGGTGGAAGTTACGAGAAATCTCTACGTCATCCTCTGCAATGATGGTTGCTGTGCGTACCTGCACAATGGGATAACCCGAAGCCATTTGCAGAACCTCGATCTTGTCGTTTGCAGTTGTTTTAGTAAGAGCCATTTTTATCTCCTTGGCTGGACTGTCCACGCACTAGGCGCATTAAACTCCAAATACAGTAGATTGTATTAGGGCGGTAATATTACTTGAGCCTTTTCTAGCTTCAATGTAAATTTTACCATCTGCGGAATTAGCAGAAACTGTGACTTTAAGATTGTTACCAGTTGTTCCTGTTAAGGCACCTGTGGTCACCTCAAGATCGCCACCACCAGATAGCAAAGCAGTTAATGGAGTGTCTGTTCGATACGAGACTGTTCCAAAAGTAGATGGCTCATCATCATTTATAATAGTGACTACACCCATTGTGGATGGGGGAGTGAAGCTAGTAGCAGTGTCATCAGTCAATGCAGCGTGGACAAAATTCCATTGAGTGCCGTTGTGAGTGGGTGTGAAATCGGTTGGCAGGTCAGTTACATTACCTACAATTTCGGTTGTTACCCCAGCTGCTGTAGTTACATCAGCTACGTTGGTCCGACTAACGATACCCGTTACATACTTAATTGGATTGACGCCGCTAGTGTAAACAATGTCGGCAGTTGCAGCTTGATAATCTACATGAATCTCATTGCTAATACCTCCATCAAACTCAACTAATCTAGCAGAAGTGGCTGTTGGATTAACGATGCGAGGATACAGAAGTCTGCCATAACGACTGTTAGCAAATTTAACTAATGTTGACAGAGTGGCTAAAGCAGAAAAGTTTGCTGAGATATTAACAATGTTTGTTCCCACAAATGGACTAGCACCATCAATTACAATCCCATAATCACCAGCACCTCTAGGGTCTTCCATGACGCAACCATCAATAGTCGGACCTTGCGCCTCACCTGCATAGTTGTAGGCGTGGATAGGAATACCGTTTGCTCCTGAACCGTATTGACCACCAGTTACACGAACACCTTCTTTAGAAATAAGTAAGCCTGTAGTTGAGGCAACAGTCGAGCTTACATGACACTGGTCGAAGTGCCAAAGAGAGCCCGTGGAGTTTATACGAATGCCTGTGTTCGTAAATGCCCACACTCGACAGTGCCGCATCGTGCCTAGATAAGCGCCTTTAGCTGCACTAGGTGTCACTTCATCGCCAAACAAAACACCAGCATAACCAGTATCTGCACATTCAATACGAACATTCTGAAGATAAGCAAAAGGAGCATTACCAATTATAACAGCATATTTGGTGGCCGCCTCATGATTGATCCGTAAGTTTTCAATCACGCAACGATCTGCATAACGAGATGCACTATCAATAGTAATTGCTACAACATCATTTGTTGTATTGCTAATAATAGAACCTTCAGTTGTTTCACCAAATAGTCGAACAGTATTACCAATGACTAAGCCAGCAGTAATTTTATAGGTTCCAACAGGGAAGTAGACAGCACCATTAACTAAACCAGCAGCATTGATAGCAGCTTGGATTGCTGTGGTGTCGTCGTTAGAATTGTCACCGACAGCACCAAAGTCTAAGACATTAGATACTGCACCTTCAACCATTCGGTTATGCGCTTTAGTTAGTGCCATTTATTTTCTCCTAGGCTGCTCTGTAAGAAACGACAAAGGTAAGCAATGCACTTACACCTATAGTGTTAAAACTTAACTGAGTTCCTGAGCTATTTCTAAGTTCAAGGCGGCTTGAGCTATCAATGTTCACAATAACATCTGCTACGCCACCAGAGTTGTAGGTAAGGTATGCGCCACCAATATAAGGTGAGGCCACCGTAAAGGGTAAGTCACTAAATCTTACAACAGATGCGTCGGATGTTCCGTCAAGTTGAACAGAACCTTCTAGTGTGACTTGCTGACCAATCTTTGTGTAGTATCCAGAAGTTGTTGGTGTTCCACTGTAAGCATTAACTACGGGCGACCAGCTCCCCTCTTCATAGTCATCGAACAGTTCACTTGTGCCAGTGCCAGAGGTCGCGGAAAAATCAATGCCATTGCCGTCCGCCAAAACAACGTTGCCGTCTTTAAGCGTGACGCCATCAAGCGTGATGCCAGATGCTCCTGTTTTTTCGACAATCTGGTCAACCGTCAAAACACCATCAACCGTAACATTGTTGAAAGTAGGGTTGCGACCGAAGATGCCACCTTGTTGCTTAATCGTCATAGTTGCCCCCTTATGGCACGAGATTTGTAATTGCGGTTACGGTTCCACCGACTACAGTCACCACGCCGAATGAAAAGAATTTGCCAGTCACAGTCCCTGTAATCGCATATGATCCAGCAGGAACATAAACAGCTTGCGGAGCAGTGGCAGCCCACGCTGAGTTAAAAGCCGCTGTGTCGTTTGTTACGCCATCGCCCAACGCGCCGAAGTCTTTGACCGATACAATCTCTTGCAGCTTGGCTTTGACTGTACGATCTACAGCACCAGAGCCGCCATGATTGTAATCAACAGCAGAAGAGTTTGCAGTGCTGCCCTCAGCAATAGAGTCACCAGACACAACCTCGATAGCAGCGTTTAACGGTGGAGCCTCGCTAAATGTAAGAACATCAGCGTTTAAACTGTAGCCAGCTTTGTTCTGGTACACCCCATCTACATGCACTTGTGTATTGTTCTTGGAGTTTGCTGCAACGCTTAGAGTAAAGGCAACGGTTGAGCCATCACCCGTAAACGCATCGGTAATAAAGTTTGCGCCGACAATGATATTGCCTAGCGCGGCTTCGCTTGCGACCCCAACATTACCAGCCTCATCAAAAATAACCAATCGACCTGCGCGATCCGCGGCTTTTGGTAGTACAGTGTTGTAGGATTCAGCATCAGGTACAGTGATAGATTGATTCTGACCATCCCGCTGATCGGCAGCGATTGCAACGAAACGATCAAGCTCAGTATTTAGTGAAGAGATATTAAACGGACCTGACAGTGGGAAGTCAGTCGTGCGATCCAAGGGAATGTTGCGCAGTATAACAACGGTAGACCCAGTACCAGACGCTCCAGTGACAGACATAGTAAGTGTGCCTGTTGATCCGCTACCGCCAGAAACCGTGTAGTCCGCTGTGATAACTTTTAGAACGTCATCTATATACACGTTCACATCTGAGTCACTGTAGAAATCAAATGGAATAGTAAAGCTGGTTTGCGTGACGCCCGAAGCCACAGAGTAGCTTATGCGTGGATCGTTATTCTGGATGCTGATTGTCATAAGAAACCTCTTTTGTATTTACTAGGCGAATACCCATTCGACCCACAACGCACAATTAGTACCGCCCGAAGCTAGGTCGCCCGTCCAGTTCTGTTTGAAGCATATTAGTCATTTCATTCATTTTGCCCTTTAGAAACCACAGTCGGGCAAAGGGAAGGTTGCGAACAATTTCCTTGCTGCCCTCACCGACATTGCCTGTGGTCAACTCCCACATACCGCGAACAATGTCGCTTGTAATGCTAGGGCCAGCACCGAGGATGCCCGTGGCTGCATCAGCCAAGTCTGGCTGTTGGGGGAATCGCTCCTTCAAAAGACCGCCTGTAAGATTTGGACCGCCAAGAGCTAGGCTTGTACTCATAGCCGTGTAAAACAAATCTGAATACAGCGCCGCTACACCTGAGTAATCAAACGCTCTAGCAAATTGATCTGAAAATTCCATCTCAATGTAATCAGGCGTCTTAGCTTGCAATAACATGTAGCCCAAGCCCATAGACATTGCAGTTCCAATAAACTGGCTCTTGATTTGTCCGTGCGCAAAAGATGCCGTTGTCTTATTTACCGCTGCCAAAGAATAGCTCATAAATTGGAATGGCATACCCAACAATGGATTTTCAATGCGAGAGTAACCTTTGTAAAGTTTGTCTTCCTTCATGCCAAACTTACTAGCTACGCGCATTGGGATATAAGCAACACCATCTGTAATGATTGGCTTGTCAGCAGGCGTACCCATAAGAATGGTGTTAGCAATACCAGAACTCAAAGCATTCCTAAATGACTTCTGTGTTTCCTGAGCGTCAGCAATTCTTGCCGCTTGCTCTTTTTCTACGGCAAGATTTAATCCCTGCTCGCGCTCATTCTTAATGTAATCTGTGGCCAAGCCATCAATTCTAGCCTCGTACTCACCTAGGGTTTCCCCAGCTTTTTGAAAGTGCGTGGTGTGGTGCAGCTCGTGCATCATTACAAAGCGAACAAAGTCATCTTCTGTTTGCAGCAAGTTTGCATTGTTTACGTAAGTCATTTGATGAGCATGCGCCGATTCACTAATGACGCCATTACTAAGAGCTTCATCCAACTCTTGAGTAAAGGCTTCTAAGTCTTCACGGTTCTTAAACTTATTGTAAGAAGATCGTATGTTTTTGACGTTTAGATAAATGCTTGCTGGGGATTCAAGGCCAGTGTCATTTGCAGAACCTAGAATATTTGGCGTCCCCTTACGAGCAAACAAATCGTCCACAATAGTTTGGTCGGTAATAATTCGATCAACGTAGAATTCATCTGAAAATCTTTCCAACAATTCATCTTCAGACATTTCCACAATAGGTTTACTTGATATTTTGTATGTCTTGGATACATCAGCGCGAACTGAATCTAAATTTAAGTCAGTCCAAGCCTCAGTGTTTGCCATGTAAAAGCCAGATTTACCCTGCTCCCATGGAGAGTCTGCAATCTTTTTTGCTTTTGCTGCGTCGATATTGTACCTAGCAAGGTACTCCATCTCCATCTTCGTAGCTTTGCCTTCAGTCAACCGTACAGAGTAATCAATAAGTGTATGGCTACGCATCATGCCTTCAAAATCTTTTAGTATTCTTGTTGCTGGCGCTAGTCCGTTCAACAAAAAGAAAGCATTTTTAGTCTTATCCATGTAGTTAGAGCGCAGAGGATTGTTTCCCATGTCCTCAACTAAACGCATGTGAGATGAACCCATTAGGATTTCCAAAGCCTCACCAGCAATACGGGCTTCTCTTGCACCCATCTTTAATTGGTTATCATTAAGGACTGTAAACAATCCCTTCATGGTCTTTCCAAGCCCATGCTCCATAACTATTCGAGCAGGTTCTGTAATGGTAGATAGGCCAGCAGAGCCAAGATAGTTTAGCTGAGCAAGAGTTCTCATTATCTCAGCAAACTTTTGATTTACTGTGTCAGGCTCTCTAAGAACAGTACCCGCTACGCGATCATACATGTGGCGCAGGTCTTTAAGTGCTGCATTTGATTTCTCAATGCTTGCTCCAGACTGCAACATCTCAATCATTTTATCATTCATTAAATCCTCAACATCTTGACCGTCAAACTTAACAGCAAATTCATATCGAGCAGCAGTCCTAGCAGTGTATGCTTTCATAATAGAAACTGGATTGCGATGAATGTAGTCCATGACCAGCTTGTTTGGAATATCAATGCCGCGATGCTTCATGTGCTTTGATTTGCCATAACCAAAACTAGCCGCATCAAAATCAGTAACATCCTTCATGCCAAGAATGTTGTCTACTGCATCCGAGGCTCGCTTTGAAATTGCTGCGTCAGATGTAGCGTATTTAACTTTTGTCCAAACCATGTTTTTATCGAGGCCGTAACCTTCTGGATTGTTGCGAAACCAGTCAGCCAAAATACCTTCTAGCGCAGCACGGTTTGCTTTAATGTAGTCTTTGTCCCAATAACGAGGTCTAAAAACTTCCTCATTCGCAGGGGTAACAGGACCAGAAGCATCAATGTCCTTGATGGTCTGGTTGTGGAAATCAATAGTTCTTTGATTTTGATCAACAATATTTTTTAAAATATCGTACTG